CATACAACGATAAAGATTTTAGCAGAAGAACAGCAAGCGCAAGGATCGCTTTAGCGCACAAGGAGCAAATAAAGATGACGCTACCAGTAGCACCATATCAGCCACCAGCATTCTTTGACCAGCAATCCGCTATACCAACGACAGCAACACTTCAGAATGCCGCAACAGCCGATGGTAACGGTACTGACTACGATATCACAGGAATGGCGACTGTGCAGTTGCTTGTCAACCCAACATCATACACAGGCACCGTCACGTTCTGGGCAAGTCCAGACGGCACGACATTCGACAAAATCAGAGGGAATCGGCAAGACACAACGACTATTGCGGACAATGTGGCAAATCCTGGCTCCACAGCGTCTATCTGGACATTTCAAACAGCGGGACTCACAAAGATCCGTGCTGTTCTTAGTAGTTCTGGCGGAACTTCAGTAACCGTCACGGGTGCGGCCTCACCATTGCCTAATAGCGTTCCTCTTGGCGTCACACTTTCGTCTGCTGTGTTAGCCGCTGGTACTGCTCTTATTGGTGGCGTGAATATCATTGATAGCGCAGGTACCAATAAAGTTGGAGTGGATGCACAGCATGCATTGCAAATTTCAAGCGGTGGAACAACAGCGGTTTCTGTTGCGTCGGCAACTCCTGGTGCCGTCAAAGCTAGCGCGGGGCGTCTTTGCAGAGTCATTATCACGACACTAGGGAGCGGATCACAAGTCTTTTACGACAATGCCAGCGCAGCATCTGGGACCATCCTTTTTGCTACGACTGCCAGCGCCGCTGTGGGAACAATTTATGATGTGCAGGCTCCAGCAGCCAACGGCATCTATGCAGCAGGCGCGGCAAGTACTCCTGTTTGTACCGTGCTCTATAGCTAAGAATTTAGGTAAGTAGATAGGAGTAACGATCATGCATTGTCCGCATTGTCATCATGAAGTCATCAATGATCAAGATATCAAGCAACACATCAGAGAAGAGCTGATGCATCTTGATCCTGATGTCGCGAATTCGATGATTACACAGTTGGCAACGCGGCTAGGCATGTCGGTACGAGCGCAAGGAAGCCAAGCGAGTTGGCGTCATTACGAGGTCAAGGCAAAGCAGCTTCCTGAGAATAGCGAGGTTGTGCAGGATGAGTATTGATGTTAGTGGCATTGACGATGTTATTGCAAACTTAAATGCTCTCATGCAGCAATTCGAGAGTGATGTTGACCAGGTTGTTCAAGATGCTTCTATCGAGTGTCGAGATGAAGCGAAGGCTGTTGTACAGGTGGACACAGGATTTTGCCGTGACCATATTATTGATGAGCATGAGCATCTGCAAAGCTCAACAACATCCCAAGCTCCGTACTCGATATTTCTTGAGTATGGTACAAGAAGAAGTCGGCCCTACCCATTTTTAACGCCATCATTTGATGTTGCATCTCAGAACATGCAAGACAAGTTGCAAAATCTATGACAGCTACACATACATCATTACCTGAATTACAAACGGCGTTCTATGCAAAGCTGATGCCAAGCGGGTCGCTTCAATCGGATCTTGCAGCTCTGGGTGTGACTGGTGTATTCGACTTTGGATATCAGCCAGCGAATCAGCCCTTCCCGTACATCACATTATTCTCAGGCTCAGGCGAGAGGCCAGACAACGTATTTGGCACACGAGGTTACTCATCAACTATCCAGGTGGACATATGGAGCATTTATGCAGGATATCTGGAGTGTTACAACATTTTAAACATCATTAACAATCTATTCGATCAACAGCATCTATCGTTGGCAACACATGACCATGTATACACGCTGTACTCTCTTGGTCAGCCGTTGTCAGATCCAGGTGATGAGCGCATACGACGCTTAATGTGTCAGTACACTACGTTTACTCAGGAGTAACAATAAAGGAGTAAAGGCATGGCAGCTACAGCAGGGTATTTAAGTTCTTGCAAAGTTGGGGCGACAGTCATCAACAACGTTAAGAGCCAAGATTTCGGAGCCAAGATTGCAGCACTGGATACAACGTCATTTAGCGCGTCAACTCCAGGAACTGAGTCATACATTGGGGGATTGCTGAGTGGAGACTACAAGCTCAGTGGTCAGTACGACAAGTCTGATACAGGCCAGAGTACCATAGAAACGAACTTCTATGCTCGTACCATCACCACATTCACGTTTGCCATTGGTAATGCTGGTGCTAACACCTATGCAATGCCATGCCTGATCACAGACTATAACGTCAAAAGTGATGTAAAAGGACTCGTTACAGCCGATTGGAGCATGAAGTTATCAGGAAATGTTACGATCGTTTGATGATGCAGCCTGATAGGAGTGCAAAATGTCTGCTGAAGCTGCATATAACACAACAATTAATATTACAGCACAACCTGCCGTCGCTTTTACGAATGAAGCAATGACGGATAGTGGCGACAAGACCACGTACACAATAACCAACAGCGCAAAGCGTTATCTAGATCTAAACACTGCTGTTGTTGTGCAAGTTGAGCATGATGAAGTACAGACCGTCACTGTTACCGGCTCTCCGACTGGCGGTACATTCACGTTGACATTTGGTGCCAACACAACATCAACTATTGCCTTTAATGCAAGCGCTGCTACTGTGCAAAGTGCACTGACTGCTTTGGCAAGTATCGGAAGTAGTAACGCAAGTGTTGCGGGTTCAGCAGGCGGGCCATGGACAGTTGAGTTTGTCAGTGGAAAAGGCAATGCTTCGCAGTCGCTTATCACGCTTGGCACAAACAGTCTGACAGGCGGCTCAAGTCCTAGTGTGTCTATTGCACGTGTGCAGGCTGGTAGCGGCTTTACAACCGTTGCTGCAACTACGTACACGTTGAAGCATGTCGGTGGCATTGTGATATTTAACTCTGCCAATGCGCAAGGTACTACAGTTCAATTATCGAGCGGAGCATATTATGCCTATTCGGCACTTGGCAGTGCTAAAGCAGCAGATTACTCAGCAAAATGTGCAGCACTAGATGTGACAACGTATAGCACAACTGGTGTTGAAACATATCTTGGTGGATTGCTCAGTGGAACGCTTAAGCTCACGGACTGGTGGGCAAACCAAACACGAATGACATCTATCACCGCCCGTGATCTCCTCGTTCTGAGCTTTCAAACATCATCTGGTAGAAGATTTGAAGGATATGTATATGCAACAGATTGCAATATCAAATCTGATGTCAAAGCCGCTGTATCAGAGGATTTAACCTTTATCCTGACCAATGAATTCTTTAGCAACTAGATAGGAATTTTCATGGCTAAGTTCACAAAAGAGCAAATACAAGAGAAGCTACTCAACCGAAAAAAACGTATGGAGAAACTTGAGGTCTCACTGCCTGATCTAGAAGATCTTGATGGTGAACTTGCTCTTGTCGAGTTGTCTGCTCTCGATGTTGAGTTTGCTCAACATGCAAGCAAAGGTTCTGATGGTGAAGCGAGCGAGGTGATGACACTTGCAGGAATGGTGTCAAGGGCATTAGTGGTGTATGACACGAAAGAGCGCATCTTCACCGATAATCACTCACAAGCAATTGCTGAGTGGGGATTACTTGTTTTACAGCCTCTAGGGGAGGCGATACGCAAAGGAAGCGCTCTTACCAGGACTGAAGCAAGAAAAAACTAGGCGATACGAGATACCGCTTCTCCTTCTTCTTGAGACGTGAGATTGGATGGAACGGTACTCGTGAATATATGATGGAATGCCTGTCTAATAAAGAATTTACCGAGTGGATGGCATTCTACGAGATGGAACAAGAAGACACTGAAGCAGCAATAGAAGAGGCGAAAAGAAATGCGAGGTGACAAATGGCCGATGGCTCAGTAATACAAGGCATAACTGTCACTTTTGCTGCTGATTTGTCGGCTCTTACGGATGCTGTGGCCAGCGCTACGAGTATATTGCAAGGCTTCTCTAGTGATGTCTCCAGCATCTCATCATCCATATCCGATTCACTATCCAGTGCGTTCTCTGGCCTCAAAGATATTGATATGAGTGGTGTCACGAGTGGAGTTGAGAGTGTTTCTACTGAATTAACGTCTCTCTCTTCTGATGCAGATAGCGCTGCTAGCTCTTTCTCAGGTCTCAATGATGTCAATCTAGGTGGTGTGACAAGTGGTATAGAGAGCGTTACGAGTGACATTGAAGGTGTAGCCAGTGAAATAGAAAGTGCAACTAGCACGTTTTCGGGACTAAATGATGTAGATATCAGCAATGTTGCCAGCGAAATTGCTAATGCCACGAGCGATATGACAGATCTAGGCACATCAGCAACGGATACCGGAGAGAAAATATCTGAAGCTACTGATAATGCAGGCAATCATACCTCACTCTTCTCAAATATTCTGGGTGGTGTGAACGCGATAGTTCCAGGTCTTGGCGATAAGATAGCCAAAGCCTTTACGGTTGATGGTGCGATAGGCATGGCAAGAGATGCTCTAGGCTCGTTCAAGGATATGATCTCTGACTCTATTTCAGTTGCTGAGCAGCATCAATCCGCCATGGCACAAACTGCGCAGGTTATCAAGAGTACTGGTGATGCTTCTGGCATGTCTGCTCAGGAACTTGGAAATCTTGCCACATCTCTCTCTCACGTAACAACCTTCTCTAACGACACAATTCAAAGCGGGGAGAATCTGCTCCTTACGTTTACAGGCATTGGTAAAGACGTTTTGCCGGCTACTACGAAAACAATGCTTGATATGGCGCAAGCGATGGGCGGCGACACAAAAGGCGCTGCTCTTATGCTCGGCAAGGCTCTCAATGACCCAACCACGGGCCTCTCAGCACTAACAAGGGTCGGCGTCACTTTCTCTGCTCAGGAGAAAGAGCAGATCAAGACCATGATGGCTCACAACGATGTGGTTGGTGCTCAGAATGTGATGCTGAAGGAACTGCAAACTGAGTTCGGAGGAAGCGCAGAAGCTGCAGGTAAGACGTTCGCAGGTTCTCTTAAGATCCTCAATAATGATCTTACTGATGCAAAGCAGAATATAGGTGATGCTCTTATCCCTGTGCTACAAGCTTTTACAGGATTTGTCACCACTAGTATAATGCCAGCCGTAAAAGATTTTAGCAATGCTCTTTCGTCTCAAGGCTTTAAAGACTTTGCAAGCAATGTGGGCAAGAATATTGCTGACGTGCTAAAAAACATCGGCGATTTCATAACCAGCAATGTATCTCCTGCCGTTGCAGGTTTCCTTACCTATCTCAAGTCTCCAGACTTTAAAACATTCGCAGATAATATGAAATCGCTTGGAACACAGATAGCATCCGTTGTTTCCGGTCTAAAGCCCTCTGGCAACTCATCAATATTTACGGACATGGGCCCAGCACTCAAAACTGTTGCGACTGATATCGGCGATTTTGCAAAGGGGCTGGCCGATGTCATTAAGTGGTTCAAAGAAGGCAGTGCCCCTGCCAAGATATTAGAAGACGCATTAATAGGCATTGGAATCGCTTTAGGGTTGATGAAGATCGGGGAATTCGTAGCGATGCTCCCTGGTCTGATAACTGGCATTTGGGGATGGGCAGCAGCACAAGGTGCTGTAGCAGTAGAAACATTGATAACCGCTGCGCCTTATATTGCGATTGGTGCTATCGTTGTCGGCATCATCGCTCTCGTTGTCTTAGCTGTTCAACATTGGGGAGATATCACCAAATGGTTGACTGGTGTCTGGGATGGCGTCTCGAAGTGGTTTCAGGGTTTCTGGTCGGATATCGTCAAGATCTTCGGGCAAATTGGGAAATGGTTCCAGGATCGATGGACTGAAGCATCAAAGGGTACAACATCCGCTTTTGGATCGGTGGGCAAATGGTTCGAAGGCGTCTGGAAGGGAATACAAGACGCCACAAAAGCAGCATGGGACTTTATAGTAAATGCAGTGAAGGTGGGAGCAAAACTGCTCCTCGATGTTATCCTTGGTCCATGGATTGCCATTGGTGAACTCTTCATCTGGCTCTATAATCACAATACATATGTAAAGCAACTTGTTGATGCTATTGTAGGCTTTTTCAAAGACTGTTTCACATGGCTAAAAGGTGCTTGGTCAGAGATAGTATCATGGCTTGCAGGTGTATGGCAGAATATCTCTAAAACTGCTGCAGATCTATGGAAACAAGTATCAAGTGCAATCACAGCAGCCGTAAAGGTAGCATGGGACTGGATCGTCAATGCATGGAACACTGTTTCAAAGTGGCTTCAAGACGCATGGAATACCATCGCAAAATTCGCTACGGATCTGTGGAATAAGGTTAGCACTGCTGTTCATGACGGCTGGGTCAAGGCTGTTGACTTTGTAACGTCCGTGTGGAACCAAATATCCGCGATCTTTACCAATGCCTGGAATACTTATGTCTCCAAGCCTCTAACCACTTTGTGGACAAATATATCAAATATATTTTCAAGCGCTTGGAATACTTATATATCGAAACCACTCTCTGATATCTGGACCTCTATAAGCAAATGGTTTACGGATCTCGGGACTCATGCGAGCGATTCAGGAAAGAATTTCATAAAGATGCTGGTAGATGGCATCACATCTGGCACGGGTTCGATATGGAATGCAGTAGTTGGCATAGCCAATACTATATGGAAGGCCCTTGGATTTCATAGTCCTGCTGCTGCCGGACCTGGTGCGGATGCCGACAAATGGATGCCAAATTTGGTGAATATGCTTAGCGACGGCATGAATTCTAATGTTGGCAAGATCCAAAGCGCCTCAAATAATATCATCTCCAATATTGCAACGCCTCTTGGTAAACTCGGCTCTAGTGCGTTAACATGGTCTACTGACATGATGAATAACTTTGTGAACGGTATACTCGCTGCTGTCAATGCTACAGGCAATGCAGTAGCGCAAATAGCGAGCAAAATAGCAGCTTTTCTACATTTCAGCAAACCTGATACCGGAGCGTTGGCAAATTCTGATACATGGATGCCAGACTTCGGAAACATGCTCAGCACAGGCATCACTAATAGCGTTAACAAAGTACAAAATTCTACTACAACTCTTGTTTCGGGTATATCATCTAATCTAAGCAAAATGGGAGCAACTGCAGCCAATTCAGCAGCTAACTTCATAACCATGTTGGTGAATGGTATTAACTCCGGTACAGGTTCGATATGGAATGCAGTTGTTAATATCGCAAATACGATATGGAAGGCTCTTGGCTTTCATAGTCCAGCTAAGGCTGGCCCTGGTGCAGACGCCGACAAGTGGATGCCAAATCTAACTTCTATGCTTAGCAATGGGCTTAACTCTGGTGTGGGTCAGGTACAAAGCGCAAGCAACAATCTCGCAGCGAGCATTAATAGCGCACTGAGCAAACTTGGAACCAATGCACAAGGCTGGTCTACCGATATGATCAATCAATTTGTGAAAGGCATACTCAGTGGCGTGGGCGCAGTCGGTAGCGCAGCAGCTCAGATAGCAAAATCAATCAGTGCCAATCTGCACTTTAGCAAGCCTGATACTGGACCTATGGTGGATGTCGATAAATGGATGCCAGATTTCGGAAACATGCTCAGTTCTGGGCTGATCGCCAACCAGAGCAAGATACAGAGTGCAGCAAAGACTCTTGCAAATTCGATATCAGTATCGCTCAATCCATCCACTCTTAATGCCAATATCAACTATGCTGCTCTCGCTGGCAGTAAAGCAATACAGGCAAGTACAGCAGCTCAGCCTATTACTGTGCAAGTCACGCCAAATGATGTGTACATAGACGGCACCAAAGTTACCGATGTTATCGCAACGCGTTTCGCAAGCATGATAAGAATGAAAGGTAATGTGAGGGGCAAATAATATGACTGTAACCAATCTCACTGCTACCATTTCTGGTACATCTTATCCTGTGCTGAACACCACGTATACTCTTGACGACAAAGTGGATGAGAGGTCTACTGTTACTCTATCGATATTCGATGCAAACGGCACTTATACATTTCAATTCGGTCAACCTATCACGATAAGCGACACACTAGAAGGCATCAAGTTTACCGGATTTGTCGCGAAACCATCGGCAGTCAAATATGACGCAAATGCAGCTTTGAACTGGACACTGAACTGCGTGGACAATGAGTTCTTAGCAGGCAAGAAAACAAGCAATAGGATTATCACAAATCAATATGCAGGCATAGCTGCCGTTGGCATGGTTAATGATTATCTTTCGCAAGACGGCGTAATAGCGAATTATGCTATCCGGGATGACAATACACAAACAGAATTTGCGCAAGGGACACTCAGTAATACGGTGGCAACCTCAAATCTTGGAGGCGACTTGGAGCTTGCTCTTGCTGGAACTCCTGTGGTGTATAGACATGCTGGCACCGCTACAGCAACAACACCAGTACTAAAGCTAACAGGTACTTGTACACAAGGATCTAGCAGTAACTACACATATCGAATGATTTATAATTCTGGAAGTGTTACATTCGCAACAGGTGATAGCTTGTACTATGATCTATGGATACAAGCGGATTCTCCCCAAATCACGGCAGGAGTAGATTTTGTTTGTACAGACGGAACAACTTTTAGAGACAACACGGGAGGAAATACAGATTTCAATAGTTTTCCACCTCACCCAAAGACAGACCTTTCTGGCTATGCAAACACTAACAGCTGGTACCAACGAGGGTTTTCAATACCCCCTGCTGTAGTTGGCAAAAACGTACAATATTTTTCTGTCGCATTCGATGGAGACACATCAAAAGGCACATACACAGCTTATTTTCGAAATATTCATCTAGTAGATACAAATAATAATATAAAAATGGATATATTTTCTTCTACGCAATCTACATTACAGTCAAATGCTCAATTGCAAAATAGAGGTTTTTATAACGTGTCTGTTTCTGCAGTAAATGCATATGATATTAGCCCAAATGTCTTAGTTGATACTGTGTCGATTGATTCTGCAAAAATAATTCAGTCATCCTATATGAATTGGAAGATAGTAAACACATCAACAAACCCTGCTCAAAATGCTGTATTTCAATCTCAAATAAATAGTAATTCTTCAGGTCCCACGGCAACAGTACAGACATCTATTGATAATGGTGCTACTTGGCAATCAATTCAGAATAATTCACCTATCCCTAATTTTAAGCCTGGAATGAATATCGCTGGTTGCACGATTAAATACAGTATGAATATCACACTTGGTATAGATCCAACCATTGCCCCATATTTCAGTGTCTTTAATATATTGGTGAATCCAGCATATCAAGCAACAAAATCCGATAGCATCACCACCGCAACCACACAAGCAAACTTCAATGCAGGCACCTATAGCAACACACAAAGCTTGTCTGGAGGAGGTATCACTCTCCTTGGGTCAACGGAAAATTGGAACAATCCTGCAAATACTGGTCAAATAACATTATTTGGGGAATTTCAGGAAATTACTCAAAGCACTCTTGAACTCACTAAGACTAATGCAGGCGATACAAAAGTACGTTTTGATTTTGCTGGTACATGGGCAAATTTTATAACAGAAGTAGATATAAAAGTTTCAGCAAATTACACAGTAGGATTAGTCTATCGTACAACAAACTGGGGTACCAGTAATGACTCATATGCATATGCCGTAAGTGTAGGATTAACAGCTATTTTGTTAGCAAGAGGCAATAATAGCACTGGCTCAGGAAGCTTCACCAGTATATCAAATATTACAACCCTCAACTTGGGCGAAGGAAGCTGGCATAGGCTCAAGATTATTGCAAATGGATCTAATCATCAAGCTTTTTTAGACGGTGCACGGTATATAAACGCAACAGATAGCACCTATACAGCAGCAGGCAATATTGGAGCAAGATTGTATGTGAGTGGCTCTGGGCAATTTAAAGGTGATCTTGATAATTTTGGTGTCGTCTCTTCACTTACTGGTCAATGGACAAGCCAGAGTATTTCCCTTGCCTCACTCGGAAACTATGGTACTAGCATGATCCAGTGGGATGCAAACTTCTTTCCTGCTTCATGCAGTGTCGCTGGAGTAACATCAATTGATGGTGGTTCCACATATCAAGCAGTTACCAACGGCGGTGCAATCTCTGGTCTGACAGCAGGGCAATCACTTTCTGGGAAGAATTTGCTTGTTCAGTTACAGCTCACTGCAGGTGATGCCACGGCTATTCCATTTGTGAATGGAGTGACGGCCTGGGTTCAGGGACAGTATAGCGCTAGCGGAACACGTATAGCTCCATTTCTCTCTCTCTCCAATGCAGGAATAGCAGGATCAACTCTTGCAGCATGGACTGCAACCACACCAACGAATACGAGTGTCGCATTAGCTACCAGTTTAGATGGCTCAACATATACGAATGTATCCAATGGTGGTCAGATCGCTGGCATCACATCACAACCGAGCCCTACGCTTGACACCTTCAATAGCAACTCAAGTCCAAGCTACACATCTACATTTGGCAATGGTGGAAGTGCAGCACCATGGTTTTGGGACACACTCAATAGCAGAGTAACGGTTACAGGTGGATCACTAGCGCTCCTTCTCTACAATAGCGTAAGTACATCAAATGTTGATATAGTTGTTGACATGGATCATGCGGATATAGGTGGCATTATATTCAGATGTTCAAACACCAGTAACTACTATGAGATTGTTGTTAATGATGGTTCTAGTTCAAATACTCCTAATAAATTGGTGCTTGCTCGTATGGCAGGTGGTACACGCACATTCCCAACGCAAGGTAATATTACCTTCACACGAGGCAACAAGTATCGCATTCGTGCAACAATGGTCGGCGGCCTGATCACAGCATACTTTGATGGAGCGCAGATTTTTACATACACTGATGGATCACCTCTGGCAGCTGGTCAATGTGGTCTGGTCTCTGATACAGGCACATCACAGTTTTATAATCTCAGGATACAGCCACAAGGCGATAATCTGAGCGGTAAAATTGTGTACTCGAAGGTAACACTAAATTCCACAAATCCTACTGCTACGCCACAGCTTACAGATCTTACAGTAGCAGCGTTAAATCCAAATATCGGCATAGGGAGCTTAGTGCCAACGGCAGATTACACTAACACCTATATTTCAGACAATATCAATGATCTTGCCAAGAAATCAGACTACACTTGGTTTATCGATCAAAATCTAAACTTTATATTCCGACCGCGTGTCGCTCAACCAGCACCATGGGTACTACAAAGTGCAGACCAGTATTTGCTCATAGACGGGCCGCTCACTGTGGACTACTCAGCAGACTTATACCGCAATGAGATGGTCTTGGACAATGTGATGGCAACCAATACGAACAGTGAAACCAAAATTGGAGATGGTACAACAACGTCTTGGGTGCTTGGTGGCAATTTGGTCAGTCCTCCTCCTCTCGTTTACGTGAATGGTCAGCTCCAGACAATCGGTATCAAAGGCCTCACAACGGGCATGAATTTCTACTGGACACCAGGAAGTCCTGCTATCGATCAAGACGCTTCAGGAACAGTCTTACAGCTAACAGACACTATCTCATTTCAGAATTATACATATCAATATTCAACGAGCATCACTGTGGATAACACTAATCTAGCCAATACAGTCACACAAAAGCAATTTGCACAGATCATGGGGCGGTATGCAGGGACACAAACCGTGCTGAACCTGGCTAGTGCTGCTCACACAGTATCTGGTGATGCTGGAGACCTTGATGTCAGCAAGTACAGACGTATTGCAGTTGACATCAATATTACTGCTGTTAGTGGTACATCACCTACAATACAATTCTTTGTTGATAGAAAAGATGCAAATGGTATCTATTATAATCTATGGACTGACAGCTCTGTAAACGCAACGGGCCAACGATCGGTTACTATTGGGCCTTTTGCTACAATCACGCAATCATTAGGTTCTACTGTGAAGCTTAGGTGGACTATTGCAGGCACAAGTCCAAGCTTTACCTTCTCAGCTTCTGTCATTGGCTCTTTCGATGTG